CCAGAGTGTGAGTTGCGGGCTGTCTCCGTAGAAAATTTCTCTCGGTTTACCGGGTTTGAAGGTCGGGCGTACCCATTTTGGGGCGTAAATTGTAACTTCCGACAAGGCAGCATGGACTTTGGATCGATCTACACAGGCGAGCCGTGTGGCGATGTCGTTGAGGATCTCGTGTATTTGTCGCGCTGGGGACAGCGCTGGCTTAAACATGCGTGGAACCTTGTTGCCGTCGGTGGGCCAGCTTCGCAGTTTGCTAATAAGGTTTGCGCGGAGGTTGATGCTTCTGCGCGTGATCCGGATGATTATCTTGATGTACATGAGTACACGGATCTTCATCGGATCACCAGCAATGTGGCTCGTCCACGGACTGAGACACGCACGCGAACTAAGGCGGTTATTCGTAAGGGATGCCGTTCACGGTTTGCGGCAGCGTTGTCGAAGCTGGCTTACAACAAGTTCGGCGAGAGGCCTCTTACGGAGGCTAATCTCACCGTCACACGGAAATGGCTTCAGAAGCACTTAGAGGGGGAGAAGTATGTCAACATGCGCACTTCTGACAAGAATTTGGCGATCGATAGAGCGTTGTTTCTCTCTTTCGTTCCAACCAAGGCGTTTCAGCAGATGCGTGTGGCGATTACCACCTCGCAGTGGGAGAAGCGGATGGATCCGAACCAGGTGTTTGGTGGGTTCTGGTCGAGGGTGTTTGGGGTTGGAAAACTCCAAAATCCCCTCGAGCTTGAGTCCCACTAGGGGGGCCCTTCACCCGCCATCGGTCTTCCCTCTCTTCCGTCTAGGGTGAGTCTTGATTCGGTTGACCTTTATGGTTACCACATTCTCGACGTGCCCAATGACGAGGGGGGTAGAGACTGCTTACGGTGGCAAAGGGTGAATGGGATTCCCAGGGAACGACGCTACGTGCGAGTGGCTGGCGTCGCCCCTGACATTGATGTTGTGCCATTCGTTGATTGTATCGATACTTTACTGCGCGGTGTGCTTGAGCGCGTCTTTTTGGTGAAGGATGGGCCGGGGTTTTCTCGGCCTCCTCGACCTATGGCGGGCGTCTTTTCCAGGCGGTTGGCTGCCGTCTGGAATGAACTGGCACCTCTTCTTCCCTCGACCGCCCCTGTCAGCCACGGCCAGTTCGTGCAAGATTGCAGGGGGTGCAAGAGGAAGAGGTACCAGCGGGCTCTGGATGAGAAGCGTGCGGGGCGGTTCAATCTAGAGGAGGATGCTAGGCTCACCGTGTTTGTAAAGTTCGAGAAAACCGACCGGACGACTAAGAGCGATCCCGTGCCGCGTATTATTTCGCCGCGTGGGTACCGCTACAACTTGTCAGTTGGCCGCTATCTCAAACCGCTGGAGAAGAAAATCTTTCGGTCTATTGACCGTATGTTTGGCCATAAAACAGTGCTGAAAGGGCTCAATGCTGTCAATTCGGCCACTGTGTTGCGTGAGAAGTGGGAACACTTCCGCGACCCTGTGGCAATTGGATTGGATGCGAGCCGGTTCGACCAACACGTGTCACGCGAGGCCCTTTTGTGGGAACATGGCGTGTACAAAGCGTGTTTTAGGGAGACTAAGCACAAAGAGCGGTTGGGCGTCCTTTTAGATGCTCAGTTGCTCAATCATTGTGTTGGCGAGACACCCGATGGCCGAGTCGAGTACTCGGTTTCCGGGACTCGAATGAGCGGCGATATGAATACCAGTCTTGGTAATTGTTTGCTCATGTGCGCCATGGTCCGCGCTTATGCCCGGGCCCGTGGCGTGGAGGTTCGCCTCGCCAACAACGGAGATGATTGTGTCGTGTTTATGGAAAGGCAAGAAGAGAGAGTATTTTCCAGTGGTTTGAGAGAGTGGTTCCTAGAGATGGGTTTCAACATGGCGATCGAGCCTACGGTGGATGAATTCGAACAGGTTGAGTTTTGTCAAACCAAGCCTGTTTGGACCCCGGATGGTTGGATCATGTGTCGTAACATCAGCACGGCCGTGGTGAAAGACTCGATAATGTTGCA